GTCCCTAAAGAGATACCCCCATATATTTTTTAGGGGGGCTATCCTAACTTTTATTTAATTAGCAAATCTATTCATCACATCTCACTAACTCACCTTGTTCATTAAATACTAATCCTTCTCTAGTTGATTTCTTACGTTTGTTATGCCTTTTATGATGACACTCTTTGCAAAGTAATATTAAATTATTCTCACCTAATGTTATATCAGTATTATCAATATTATCTGGAGTTAAAAACTCTTTATGATGTACTTCTTCTCCAGGATTGCCACAATCAACACATAGTCCATGATACTTATTAAATATATATTCTCTTGTTTTCTTCCATGCTGCACTTTTATAAAATGCTTTTGCAAACTCCCTAGCCATTATTACCTCTATCAATTTTATTTAACACCCAATCCAAGAAGGATACCTTATCCATTCTTAAATCTATAACCTCATATTCAGCCGGAATAATAACAACTTTCTTACCTATCTTTTTACTTAGTACTTTTTCTTTTGTAGTAATATCATCTTTGCGCATCATACTTTTTGCTTGTAAAATCACCATAACTCTTCCTCCTTTTCTTTTAAACATAGGCTACATATTATTAGATAAGCTTTGTAATTCGATAATTTTATACATATAAGCCCCAATCAAACTCTCAAGCTCTTTCTGATTAATTTCTTCTCCATCGGCTTCTCTATCAATCATATCTGCCATATTTCCTGTAATATCAGCCAATTCTATAAATACATTTTGCATCTCTCTCATTTCTTTTGAATCTTTTGTCATACAATACTCATCCTCTCTATTTAATATTTAATAAGCATTTCTTAGCTTTATAGTAACTTTTTATTACTTCTACTAGCTCATCATCTATTGCTATCTTACTTTTATCCTTACTGTCATATAAATAAATCTTACTCTCTGAACTATTTAAGCGATTTAATATATTCTTCAAAACTTCTTCACTCTCAATGACTACATTTTTCTGCTTCATCTTGCACCTCATTTTATAAAAAAAGATTGTTAAAAACATAAATAAGTGACCTAAAAACGTTCGTGTTTTTCGTTTTGAATGTTTAATTATCATAGAGAATCACACATTCATTTTTAATTTTATCTACTAATATATGCACTTATTTTTTCCCCTTCAATATTGATAGACCAAATTTTTAAACATTCATAGTCTAAAAAATAAAATATCATCTCACAAAATCTCTTAATGACTTTGAATATTGATGATATTTTTCTCTATCTAATCCTATATATCTTTTTGTTTCTTCTATAGAGCTATGACCTAATAACTCTTTAACAGCTGTTATATCATTTTTAGATTCAATATAAATTTTATAAGCATAAGTTTTTCTCATGCTATGAGCAGATATATCATATAATCCAAAATAGTTAGCTGCTTCTTTCAATATATTACTTACAGCTTGTACTCCAATAGGTTTATTTATTCCTTTTCTAGACTGGAATACATATTCATAATCTCTCTTATCTTTAATATATTCTTTTAATATTTTTGCTAATTCCGGTATCAGCTCTACTGATCTAGGCTTTCTGTTCTTCTCTCTTATGTTCTTAGAATGCATTTTCTTTCCTTCATAAATCGTAAATTCTTTTCTTCGTAAAGCCTCCTTAATATCTCTCACTTTAAGTTTAACTAGATCACCTGCTCTATACCCTGTAGTAACACCAACTAAAAAAAGAACATAATCTCTATAATTTTTATATTTTAAATAATCTTGAATATCTAACACATCACTAGTTCTTGTAATAGGTCTTGCAGGTCTTTTTCTTCCCATGTTATCTCACCTGCCTAATTGCTCCATATTCCCTTTTATAAACATGCTCTTTTATAACTTCTCTTAAATCATCAGTTTCTTTTATTTTGATTATATTCTTTGATGAACAGTGAGGACATTTAATGTACCTCTTATTATCAATTTCATATGACAATAAAATAAAAGTTTTATAACAGGATCTACACTTATAACTCTTATACTCCTTCATGTCCTCACCTCCTATGAATAAAGGGTATAAAAAAAGCACCTAGATTTACTCTAAGTGCTTCTATGTCTTATTTATTTTTCGCTCAACTCAATTATAATACAACTTGTCAAATATTTGCAACCATTTGTGCAAATTATTTTTATATAGCTACTATTCCCCAAAGTTGAACTGCTAATTTTTTAGTTACTCTTTTCTTTTTATCTATATAGCATCTTCTAGACATATTTAATTCTTTTGCTATATCTGCATCTGTCTTTAACTCAGAATTTTCACCATATGCTTTATCTAAAATTAACTTTTCATCATCACTTAATCCATCAAGTAATTTTTGTAATAGATTTATTTTCTTACTAGTTTCTCTTAATCTTTTAATTAATTCTTTTTCTTCGAATATTAAATTGCATATCTTATCATCTGGAAGGCCTATCCCTGAACCTTTAGGCATATCACTTATCTCTATCGCCTTAGTGGAACTCATTTCACTTCTAATTTCTTTTATCCTTAACTTTATATTTCTTTCAGCCATCTTTAAACTATTCATATTTCCCAATATGTTAACAGTTTCTTTTATATAATTCATATAATCACTTCCCTTGCTTTTGTTATATACCATTTTTCAAATATCTCTCTAGTTAATAAATAATCTGTCGTTTGCCACATGGCTGTTATAGTATTATAAAATTTCAGTTTAACTATCCCAGATTCAACATTTAGTAATTTATAACTATGTTTTGTATTTAAACTAGTTATAATATATCCTTCAAAAAGCTTGTCCCAAGCTGCAATAAAATCATATTCCTTTTTCTTATCAACCTGTTTAAATATTATATCTTGCAAGCTAACTACATCCTTACTATGTTGTATTTTAGATTAATGCTTGTTCTCAACTTCACCTTTCTTAGTATGCTAACCCAAAATTTTTAGCTGTTGTTGCAATATCTCCATCAAATTCAAAATAAGTAAACTTAATACTTTCTTTAGTTGGTATAGCTCCTAAGAATTTAAGTTGTTCTATAATAGACTTTTCTTTTTTATTACTAAGCTTTACACGAGTCTTGTTTTTACCTATTAATCTTGCTTCCATTTACTTATTCCTTTCTTAGAATTGCGACATAAAAAAATACCGCATATTCACTTTTGAATAATGCGGTACTTTAATAATATTTTAATTTCCTTATATCTTAAATTCTCTAATAAACAAACTAGAATTTATTTAAAACAATCTAAATTATCCCAAATAAGTTTTTCTGAATTGGATTGTGTATTTCCAAAATAGTCTATAAAATCTTTATAATATTTTGCACCCATTTTTTCATACAATCCCTTTGCCTTATCATTTCCTTTTACAATACAAATACTCATATTTTCATAACCTTTAATATAAGCATAATTACCTACTGTATTTATAAGTTTTGTTCCTACACCTTTTTCTCTTGAAATTTCAGAAACATGCAATGAATCTAAATATAGACAATTCTTTAATTCTTCATCTTCCTTACATGCAGAAAAACCTAAAAAACTCTCGTTTTCATACGCAACAAAGATTCTATGTTTTTCTTTAGTCAGATATTCTTGCCATTTTTTAATTTCATCATTAACAGTCAATCCATTCAAAAAGTTATCAGGTAACAAATCTATATATGTTTTTTTCCAATTCATAACATATAAATTTGCAATTGGTTCCATATCTTCAGCGTTTGCTTCTCTAATATTCACTATATTCACCACCTAAAATCTAATTTATACAAATCGAATTTAATATTATTGTAAATGAATTATAGCATATTTTTTAATACCGCACTATTCAATTTTAAAAGATCATTTAGTTCGAAATATCTACAATAGTCTTAATTACTCATTATAAAATTTAACTACTGTCAATCTTTTTGAATTAGCTGGCCAATGCATATAAGAACCTCCATTTTCATCCATTAGCCTAGCCTCAATTTTATTATCATGTCCTAAAATTAAGCTTGTAACAATATGTTTATCAGTTTCTTCACCATCAAATATTACAACTGCACCTGGAATAATTCCTTTCTTAATTGCTTTATGCATCTGATTAATTACATTCTCTTTTACACTTTGCTCTAAGAAACTTAATTGCTCATCTATTTTAATCACCTTCTTCAGCCTTTCTTGCAATTACGACTTACCAATTACCAAACCATATGGTTATGCAAGTCATAAGAGCATTACAAATATATAAAACTAAACATATAAGTATTAAACCTATAGATATTACTTCTATACCGACTATTAAATTCTTAACCTTGCTATTTTTTATAAGTATTAATGGGATAATGTTTACCATGGCTATGAATACTACTATCCCTAACGAAACCTCTATAAAATACATTTCTATACCTCCATTAACATTACGTCTAATACTTCATCCATCCTTTGATTTATAGCTTCTTTTCTCTTTGAATATTTCTCTTTTTCCTTTAAGAATATTTCATCTTCCTCTGCTAGAAGCTTATTCCTCCACTTATTTACATCTTCCGGTGTACTAAAATCTAATGTGCTTCCCTTTACATTAGTACCGTCTTTTTCATAAACATCATACTTTCCTGCAACTGTAACAACCTTTTTGACCACCTTTAAATCTTTATTGATATATTTATACTCTCTAGGTATTGAAACCTCATTTTGAGCTTGTATATCGCTTGTAGAACTATCTTCTTTTTTAGGTTCTGTTTTTAACTTCTTTTTCTTAGTTGTATTATTAGTTACTTTCTTCTCTTGTTTAACTTCTAGCCAAAATTCATCTAGCACCTTGTCGCTAACTCCAAATTCCTTTTTTAGCTTTTTTAGTGCTGTAGCCTTTAATACTTTTTGTTCTCTATAAATTCTTATCTTTTCTTTAATAGCTTTATCATTTACGTTCATTTCCTCATATCCTTTCACAACTATTTTTTAACGGACCATAATACACTCCATCCAGTTCTATTAACCTTTAAGATTTAATGCTTGTACCTTAACCCTTAAAAATCCATCCTCTACCTTTTAATTTTTTAATATGTCTGTAATAACCTTCCTCTATATCTACTCTACTAACTCCCATAATCTGCAGACTATTCTCCATGGCCTGCCTGCAATCCCAATACTCTTCTATAGCATTAAGAGTATCGCTCTTAACTACTGCTTCAAAAAACTCTATTGCTTCTTCATCAAACTTTTTAAGCTCTTCTATTTGTGTTGGGATGTGATCTATTGCTTTACTCTTTTTAAAGTCTATATAATTAATACTGCTTTCTCTGTCATTCCAAGTTGCTCCTACTATAAAATTTAGAATTAAACCTATTGCTAATATCCAAACTCCTGCAACTAACATCTTTATACCTCCATATTTTTTTATTATTAGGGGGAAAATCAATTCCCCCATAGAAGACTTATAAAACCTTGAATTAAGCTTTGCATAATAGTGCAATAGCATTTGTAATCCCTTTAATTCTTAGTCCTATAATTTTTTAGCTTTAATCATCCCATCCTACTAGCTTTGATAAAAACCGGTTAAATCTTCTTCTAAGCTTTTATATGTTTGTCCATTATAACCAGAATCATAATCTCTACCATCAAAATTATTAAATCCACTAGTCTTATTATTTTTACCTTGTTGTGTACTCTGTGGTTTTTCTGCTTTAAACCCCCTTGTTTTCCAGTTCTTAAGAATACCTTTTACATATTTTAATGTCCTTATCCCTTGTTCATTAGCTTCTTTAAGAGCTTCTGATACCCACATTTCTGTATATTCTTCTTCTAATAACTTTAAATCTTCTAAAATGATTGGATTAATAGATCCAAAACCTAATTGTTCATACAACAACAACGAAGATACTCTATTATTATTATCTTTATCTATACTATCCTGTACTAACTTATCCTTACCTATCCTATCCTTACCTATGCCGTCCTTTGGTTGTCCGTTGGACGTCCCGTTATATCTTACCTTTCTATCAGCACGTGGTTTAGCTTCTATTAATTTAACTTCTGGAATAATTTTCAGTAATAAATCCTTATACAAAGAATCGACTTTTCTATCCGCGCGTATCTTATTATGCTCATTCCAATCTGTTATAAATGTTACTAAATCATCATTTAGTACTTCTATATATCCTTTAGCAGTTAATATACGTAAATCATCTTCAGTGGCTCCTGTCATTCTTAATACATTGAAAGCTTCAACTATTCCATCGTCATCAGCTCTCATTCCTAGGTCATAATATAAAAGTCTTGATGAAGATGGCATTTTTAAAAACTTTGCTGAATCTATTATTTTAATTGAAAACATTCTTCTATTAGCCAACTTATTCTCCTCCTGTTCTATTTAGTTAATGACTGTGATATAATATAAACGAATATTTTTATAATTTAATTTGTAGCTTTAAGAGATTCTTGGTATTGGCGTACTGCTTCTCTTAAAGCATTTTCTTTTGTTAATGGAGTAATAGGATCTAGATATAACTCCTCAACCTTCTTTGCTATTTTTCTAGCACTATCTGCATCATTAATTATTATTAATACATCTTTCATCTTTCTATCTCCTTAATGTAACTTCTTTACCGGTAGGAATATGATGAAATGTATAGCTTTCTGCATCTTTTTTTACGAATAAAAATTCTTGATAATCATATCCATAGTCATTTAAAAGTACTATGTGTCTAATTTTTAAATCCTTTAACTTTTCTGATTTACACATATGCAAACACCTCATTTATTACGAATATGAGAGTAAATACACTACCTAATGTTAAAAAAGTAAACCTAATTTTATCTATTTTTCTTCTACTATCTGAATAACTAACTAGTCCAATTATTATAAATAGTGCTTGAAACACCATAGAAGTAATAGATAGAATAATTCTCCCTATTTCACTCACTTTAATCACCTCTCTTTCTAATACCATTCGATTTGACCATCACGCTCTATAACGTGTAACCAGAATAATTCTTTACCTTCTGAATTAACAATTCCAACTGTTAAGTTACCGTTCTTATCTAAGTTGCTCCTTGTTACTCTTAATCCAGTTCCTTCTTCATAGATCTTCTTAAATCTCTCTAATAAACTTTTATTCATATATTTATCCTCACTTTTTAGTAAAATAACTTATTAAATTACCTCATCTATTCCTATTTGTTCATTTTTAAGAATTATCATATCCTTTAACACAATAGGTAACTTATAATCATTAACTATATTTTTAGCTATTTCTAATTGATTTCTCTTAATTGCCTCATATCTATTTACTTGAAATTCCCTCCTTAGCTGATGTTGAATGTCTGCATATACCTTTCCTCTAATTGATTTGTCTTTATATGCAGCACTTCCTTTACCACCTAAAGCTTTTGTACCAACACTTCTAACTAAATATTGTAGTTCTTTACATTCAATATTGAATAAAGGACTATTACCCTTAAATTCTTCAAAATCATTTCTTACTTCTTGTACTTCCCCCTTAACTTCTTTAAGAGCTTTTACCTGTAATTCCAATAAATCTAAACTTGATCTAGGTTGTCCACTCTTTACTCTAAAATAGTTGTTAACTAATTCTCTTTGAACTTTCCAAGCCAAATCATCTTGAAGTGACTTTACTAACATTAAGTAACCACTTTCGGTAATTAAGTAAGTTCCTTTATTATTAATTTCTGAACGACGAATTTCGTTGTTCCCAATATCAGCAGGTTTTATAAAAAAGAAATCTTCATTTTCAACAAAATGCTTTTTATTATCTCTGAAATTCCTTCCCGCAGTACCTTCTACTCTTTCATGTAACATATCAATATCTTTGAATGTTACAACTCTTTGTCCATTAAATTCTTTTACTGATAAATCATTATTATTAATTTTTACAATTTTATTATCCATAGCTTATCCTCCTTAATTTCATAAAATTCTTTGTTCAGCCGCTATTTTTTCTAACCATACTTTTAAAGATTCTTTATATATAAGTATTTTTGTTCCAACTCTGAAATATGGAAAGTCACTGGAACTCTTAACAAGTTCTTCTAACTTACATCTTCCTATTCCGGTTATACTTGCTGCTTCTTGTAAATTAACTGTAAGTTTATCCATGATTACCATCCCCCCTTTTTGCTTATAACAAGTTTTTCTTTAAAGTTTCAACTAAGTCATCAAAACCAAGTAAGTCATTAGGAGTAATACCTAAAGCTAAAGATAATCTAATTATTTTACTTTCTGTAGCTTCATACTTCCCTTTTTCCAATTCGCTTAAATAACTAGCAGAAATCCCGGATATCTTACTCAATTTACTTAAAGAAATTCCTTGTTTTTTTCTTACCTCTTGTAGCCTCACGAAAAGTCACACTCCATTATATTTTCAATATGAAAAGTATTAGTTAAAAAAAATATTCTCTACTGTCAAAGTTGGATCATAGTTTTTATATATATCAGTTAACTTTAACATTTCTTCTCTAGTCCACTCACTCATCCCTTTTTCTTTTTTAGAAAGAGTTGGAACTGATATCCCTAATTGTTTACTTATATAAAGTTTTGTTAACTTAAAACCAAGCCTTAAAAACTCTGGCTTTTTTGCAAAATCCCTATTCATCTTACTTCACCTCCTTTTCATATCGACCTTACAAGTTAATTATACTTTTCGTTATGTAAAGTGTCAATACCTTAATATAAAAAATTTTTTCTTTTCGAAAAGTTTTTGTTTATATTTTAGCAAACCGTTTATAATAAATAAGAGGTGTAATATATGAATATAAAAAGCTTTGATACGTTAGGAAAAAGAATCGAATTTCTTCTTGATTTAAAAGAAATAAAAAAGCAAGAACTTGCCGATGCTATAAATTTAAATCCTGCAACTATAAGTAATTATATAAGTGGGAAAAGAAATCCGGACGTTGATACTCTAAAAAAAATAGCTGATTTTTTGAATGTAAATTGTGATTTTTTGTTAATGAGAAACGATGATTATCAAACTTATATTTCTAAAAATATTAATGGAGATTTAATAGAAATAGAGTTCGATGATGAAACTTTACATTTAACAAAAAAAGAAATTGAAAAACTTTTTGGAAAGCTAGAAAGTGTCGGTTTTGATGTTAAAAAGCTTTTATAATTGCAAGTTAATTCTTGCAATATTTTTTACCTATAGCAAGAACACATGTTTGGTCTTCGGTATACCGAACAAGAGGGGTGGAGGATGAAATGATTGGTACTGACAAAAGTGTTTTGTCAAAAATTATAATTTTAAAAAAGAATGGAAAGACAATGTATACGAAAGGAGAACATGACAGTGGCAAGAAAAACTAATTGTGTTAAAAATGGGAAAGCCTATTTTAGAACTACCTTAACAATAGGTAGGGATCCAAACGGTAAACTTATAAGAAAAGAATTTTATGGCATTAGTGAAAAAGAAGCTAATGCAAAAAAGCAAGAATATATAAATAAAATGAATCTGGGAATCACAAACAATGACAATAAGCTTGTAGGAAATATGATGAAAGAATGGTTAAACACTATGGTTAAGCCTTCTGTTAAGCCTTCTACGTTTACTAGATATGATGGAATTTATAGACTTTATATAGAAAATTCAGTTATATCAAATATAAAAATTAAAGATATTAATCCTATTATCATACAAAAATACTATAACTCTTTAGCTAAGAATAAAAAAACATATAGTCAAATAAAAAATTTACATAAACTATTAAGGCAATTTTTTAATTTTCTAAATGATAATGGTTATATTGCTAAAAATCCATGTTCTGGCAAAAAAGTAACAATACCAAAAGATAATGTAAAAAAGAAAGAATTCACAATTTTAAGCGATAAAGAAATTAATACTATTGCGAATTCTAAAGATAGTAAGATTAAATATATAGCACTAATTAGTTTAGCTACCGGGATGAGGTCTGGAGAGATTTTAGGATTAAGAGCTAGTGATATAGACTTCAAAAACAAAGAAATACATATAAACAAATCCGTTTCAACAACTTATTTGTATAATGATGATGGTAGTAAATATAAATCCACATTTATACAAGATACTAAAAGTTTAAAAAGTAACAGAACAATTCCACTACCTACTTCTTTGATTGACATATTAAGAAAATCTATACTGTTACAAAAAGAAGAAAAATTAAAATGTAAAACATATTCTACTGAATATAAAGGGTATATTTTTTTAAGCTTGCAAGGTAACCTTATAAATGCAAGTAATTTAAGTAAAGCTTGGTCTAATTTTTTAAAAGAAAATAAAATAGACCACATAAAATTCCATGCCCTTAGACATACGTATGCCACTAAACAATTTGAAGCTGGAATACCACTTAAAACTGTTTCTGTGCTATTGGGGCATAGTAGCATAGATATTACCGCCAATATATATACACATGTAATGAAAAAAGAAAAAGAAAAAACTTTAGATATATTATCTATGTGTGGTTTTTAAAATCACACCTTTTTTATAATATCTTATGTGGGAAAAGTGTGGGAGTAAAATTAAAAAAGCTATACCAAAACCCACTAAAGTATTGGTATAGCTTGAATGGTAGTCCCTAGGGGAATCGAACCCCTGATTCTATTTTCCCCCACTAAATAAAACTATTCAAGCTCTAAAATATAGATAACATCTTATATCAAACTACCATGTACTAAAGCGATACTAAATGATATCTAATACTTTTGTGGGAATAGTGTGGGAAATGTGAGAGAAGTATTATAAATAAAAATAAGGTAAGTAATATCTATAATTACTTACCTTACTCTCATTATTTATATACTTTTAAATTAAATATGAATTAATTTTCTCTAAATCTTTTAGAGTTATGTCTTTTGCTTTTAGCATTGTATAAATAGCGTGTGCATCATTTTTAAAGCTTCGTGGGTAATATTGATTAACATTTTCCTCTAAGTATTTTTTTATCGCTAATATTCTATTTCTGTGTAATTTTCTATTCTTCATGTTCTGACTAAAGCGATATCTTACCTCACTGTATCTCATTTCTACCTCTAGTGATCTAATTTTATTTCTGTTAGTGTAGTTTATCACGTCCTTTGCATCCCTATATTTTGCTACTGGGAAAATTTCTTCTGCTTTTTTGTTAATTAAACTTGCTAGTAAATTCATACTAATCTTTCCTCTCTATATGTTTTGTGTACCACTTTTGACTTTTGTTCTGTGTATTATTTTAATCCTAAGTGATATGTATAGTGATATAGAGGTTGATATATATAATGATATACCCCTATATCATTTTAAATAGAGCAAAGTATCTAAAATACTGGACTTTAAAGCTACAACTAAAGAAGCGAAGCGGAATATAAGATATAGTAATTAAACTAATAGTAACCGGTCGAGGTTGGAAAACTCTAAATCGGTATAAATCACTCGGAAGTTATACGAGTTGTACCTAATTCCAGGAGTTGGCCTAGCTATAACCACAGAGGGGAAAATACCTTGCACACTTGCTTCTTGGCTCTTATATAGTTCCTCATACACTTTCATTTTTGAATTACTTGTATAATGGCTATAATCTATCTCTAGTAAAACTAAATATACATCTTTACCTTTTCTAAGCTGAATATAAGCATCTGGTATAATCTTCCCTTGCAGATACTTAGGTGTTAATTCCAATTTCCTAACATTAAATCCAAGTTTCTTCATCTTCTTTATAAAATCCATAACATACAAATCGTGGTGAGATTTCTTCTTATATATATAGTAGGCTTTTTCTTTAGTGATAGTCCTAGTATAACTTTTTAATAGTCCTTGGCTTTCTAATTGCAGCAATCTTCTAGTACAGCTAACATTTAGATTATTAAAGAATAAAGTTGATGCTTGCTGAATAGTTAATGCTCCGTATTTTTCTATAAAACTTAATACCTTTTTATCTCTATCAGTTAGCATATATCCTCACCTTCTTCATCCTCAATAATCCCTTTACGCGCCTTAAAATTACCAGAAGGTAAAGCTTTGTAATCTACTTCTATAATTTGTGGAGTTTCTATAACTTTAATAACTTCCTCCTCGTCTTCTTTTTCTATAATAATGTTGTCCTCTTCTTCTTCATTAGTTGGTATTCTTATTTCTGGAACATATTTATTTAGAGTTATAAAATCTTCATCTAGATAAGGTGTTTTAACTAACTCTAATCCAGTATTACTATCCACTAAACATTCTCTATCTTTTAACTTGATAGCACCTGTAGTATTAATAATATTTTGACTATCTATAACTGACTTTTGTTTAAATGTAATCCTAGTCATCTGTGATTTTACATCTGGTGGAAGGTTAGTAGCTGTACTTCTTTGTAATAACCCCATAAGGTGAATCCCACAGCTACGCCCTGCTTTTACTATCTTAAGAACATACTCCCATACATCTGGTATCTCCATGAAGAAACTTAATTCTTCTAATACATAAACTATTCTCTTCATTCTTTTGTTTGGAAAGTGTTTATTCCATTGGGTTATGTTCCTTATCCCATACTTTGTAAATAGATCACTTCTTTCATCTAACTTTTTGCATACCTTTTTCAAACTAACAAATACCTCTGCCATATTGTAAGCTACGAATTTAACTGGTTGGCATTCTGCAAATGCTCCTATCTCACCCTTGCATATTTGACTAAGATAAATTTCTACATCTTTAGGATAGTTATATATTAAGTTGGTTAATATGCTTGCTAGTAAAAAGCTTTTACCTGTCCCTGTAGTCCCTCCTATAAGAATATGAGGATCTTTGTTTAAATCTAAGAAATAATTATCTCCTTTAAAATCTTTTCCTATCCATAACTTACTAGTTGGGCATTTAATAGGTTCAAACATGAACTTATCTATATCTCTATCTACTATTCTTAATGTCGTATTATCTCTAAATCTATCTTTCTCTATATTTACTATTCCATTTAAATTATCTTCTAAAATATTAATCTTATTTTCTATATGAGAAATACTTAATCCATAAGGTATATTTAAAGTGGCCTTATAACCGTATCTAGTTGTTTCTAAATCTCTTATAGTAAATGTATTTCCTTGTTTATTAATAACCCCTATGCCTTCCATAACTGAATCAAATCTACTTATAAACTTTGATTTACTTGAAAAGTAATTATTATATATTCCTATTGCTGTTCCTAATATAGCTAACTCTACAAACATTACTTCACCTTCTTTTTATTAGTTACTGCAAAATATCCGTAGGCAAATATGCCAAGATACATAATTGCTCCTTCCAGTGCGCCAAAATTAAATGTCCCACCTAAGGTTTTGCAAGAATTATATATAAAATTAATAACCGCTATGTCTAAATCAAACATTATTCAACCTCCCGGCCTACATTTATATTGAATAAATACTCTATCTTATACATGCCATCTTGTGCTGATTTAATATCTTTTGCTAGTTCATTATCTTTTAACTCCTTATCGTTGGTCATCTTTTTTAATATCTGAATATACTGTGTATAGCATGGATCCATAATTAACCCCTCCTAAAAATCAAATCCTGTTATTGCCTGTTCCTCTGGCTTTTCATCCTCATATTCCTTTTCCATCTCTTTTTCTAATATTAGTTTTATAAAATTATTAACCCCTATTACCTCTCCCTTTTCATCTAGCCAATCTTTAATTTTTCTATTTTTAGGTGTATCAGGCCAAACTAATTTATTTGACTTTAAATAATCACTCACTCCATACACCCTTTCCCACTTTCTTATATCCATTTGCATTTGCAAAAAAGAAATTATCTAACAACCTTGCATTTGCTAGTCTTTTCTTAAATGGTTTGTACAGTAATGCACTACCACCGCCTACTAAAGCTATATCATATGTCTTTAAGCTATACTCAACTTGAAGTAAGTTTATTAAATTCTCAACATACTCCTTAAATACATTGATTGCGAAACCTATATCTTGTTGCTGCCCATATATTTTCAATCCGTTTTGTATAATTCTATTGGCATCAGTTTCTTTTAAATCTAAGCCAAACTTACTATTAATTAATGTAATAAATTCATTATTTAGATTTAATACCCCAGTTGGTTGAGTTAATGGTCTTTCTATTTTTCTTCTTCCGTTCTCACTTGTAACTATACATGTATCCGTAGTCCTACCTCCAATATCAACCACTATTCCATTAAAATCATTATTAATAGCAACTACACCTTCTGGAGCAACATCTACATCCTCTATTATTAGGGTTTTGTTTTTACCATTAATCTCTATATTCTTTTTGTGATTCAGTAAGATCATGTTTATTAATTCATTTTTATCCTCTTGGTATTGACTTATTGGTAATCCAACAACTACTTTGTTTCTTATATCTTTTGTACTTAATGCTATAGCTCCATATAGAAAGTTAATATAATTACTTTTCTCTATTTTTCTATAATCAGTATCCCTATTTCCTGTTCCTAAGTAAATTGTGCTACCATCTATTCTAAGTTCATCATACTTACTAAATGGTTTTATTTTGGTTGTCTTTGACTCAAATTTCACCCCTTCTGAACTTTTTATAAAACTATTTCCTATATCGATTCCTAATATCACTTTTTTTCTCCTTTTTATTTTTATGTTATATTTATATGCTTTAAAATCACTAATGTTTCCTATAAAGCAAAAAAAGTTTTAAAAAATAAAAAAAGTGTACTGATTGGACATTTTTAGTCCTCCCAGTACACTATTTCTTCTATAGGAATATTAAGTTTTCTAGATATTAATATAACCTGCTCCAATGTAGGTTGCTGAACGTTATTTTCCATTTTACTATACCTATTAGATTTTATATTAATATACTCCGCAAATTCTTTTTGTTTTTTATATCCCCTACTAAGCCTTATTTCTAACAATCTATTTTTGACCAAATATATCACCTCTCACGTTTAATTTTACCATAAAATGGATAATATTAAAATGAGGTGAGTTTATGAAAAGTAGAAGTTTTATTAAATTAGATACAAGCATTAAATTATTTATATTGCTTGTAACGTTTCTTATGCTACAGTATATTTTTATATAAATACACTATTAGAATGGGTTGCTAGTTCATATCTATTCTCAATCTAATAAATGGTACTATTACAATGGTTGGCTAAAAAAAGTAGGGTGCAAACAAAGGCAGATATCTATTCCCCCTCATTAGATATAGTTACCTTTGTGCATCTTTGTTACACCTTTATTGTTTTTTCAGTATAAAATTATATCTTAGTTACATATTAATTACACCTATATTGTAATAGTGTTATCCCTATTAATTCTTTAAAATTTATATAGAAACAACAATATTACATCTTTTATTAAAAAAGGTAGTACTGCTTGTACTACCTAACTAACTAATCTTTTATATTCGTTCTTAAGATTCTCTTGAGAAATCTGCGCATATCTTTGTGTTGTTTCTGGAGATTCATGTCCTAGGAACTTTTGCACTCCTTGAAGCGACATACCACTGTTTAAAAGGTGTGTGGCTTGAGTTCTTCTAAACTTATGTGCATGTACCTTTTCATCAACTCCACTTCTTTCCTTTATCTCTTTAAGTGTTCTTTGAATAGATCTTGGGCCAAGGTTCGCATATGGTTTTTTACTTGCTACAAATAAATACGGACTTTCTATACCTCTAGTTTCTAGATACTTTAACATATATATTTTAGCTCTGGTACTAAAGTATACTATTCTTTCTTTGCTACCTTTTCCGTATACAGTTATAGACTTTTCACTCCAATTTATCTTATCTAACTTTATTGTGGATATCTCTGATATTCTACACGCTGTACTTTCTAAAACTTCAAATAGAGCCTTGTCCCTTATAGTTATGCATGCATCCCTCATTCTCTCTAACGATTCTGACTTATAGGCCTCTTTAATAATCTTTGGGACTTTAGTAGATTTTAGCTTTCGTGCTGGATTTGATATTATGTATTCTTCATCCTGTAACCAGGTAAAGAAGTTCTTCAGATATGTTATATAACCATTAACTGTACTAGCCATTTTCCCCTTTGCTATATAATCTAAAAATATTCTTAGATCCATCGTTGTAATAGTGCTGCATGGTTTATTAAAATATTTGTCTAACCAACTTAGAAATCCGATATAGTTTCTTAATGTTTTATCGCTAAGTCCTTCAAGCTTTTTACAAGCTATATATAACCTTGCTTTTTCCTTTATATCGCTTGTAGATAAACTTTTACATTTTGTAGTTACCTCATAATCATATAAAGTGCTATCGATAAGTTTTTTTGTTTCAATCTGAAGTGGCAAATCATTTTGCAAGTTTTCTAACAATAAAGTCAATTTACCTACTAGCTTAATACTTACTTCCTCATTACAGTTTTTATAATTCTCCATTTTTATCCCCCTTGTTTTTTAACACTCCAAAGGGTATAATTTTATTTGCAGTAAGTGGTACTCTTTGGAGTGCTGCTTTTTTATTTTAATACCATTCTTCTCCGTTATTAATTACATGCAGCCATTCATTTGACTTCAAATAACTATATTCAAACCTTAAATAATTGTTTTTATCATCTTCAACAACGTATATTCCTTTTGGAATTAGAGTCGCCCTATTTTCTAACCCAAAAGCATTAAATATTTTTACTATGAACTTTTTGAAAATTTCTCTATTCTCATTATCTAAAGTTTCATATCCTGGTAACTTCAAGCAATCATATCCATGGCACTTTAAAATATCTTCTGTATTTCTTAACATAAAATCTTGAAGCCCATTTGATAAATATATATTTTCTAGTTGTTCTCTGTTCACTTTCAATACCTCCTTATAACTTTATATTTATATATTATAACTCTAAAGTTATAATGTCAACATTAATTATAATTCTATTTTTATATTTTATAATTTTATATTTACTTTTATAATTTTAAAATGTATTATTGTATTGAGGTGATTCAATGGATATTTCTAAAAAGATTAAAATGATGATGTTAGAAAAAGATATTACTATGACTGAGTTGTCTTCTCTACTAAATACAAGCCAACCAAATCTAAGTGCTAAATTTAAAAGAAATGACTTTCGTATTTCTGAATTGAAAAGTTTTGCTGAAATATTAGGATATGAACTTAAGATAGAATTTATTGAAAAATAAAAAAAGCCAGCAAACAAGGTTTTATCCCTGTCTACTGGCTTTCTATTATAAGTATAGTACAGAACTATTATATATTATAACCAATTATTTAGTTAAAATACTAGTCCAAGTTGCTGGGCCACAAGAACCATCCACATTTAATCCATTATCTCTTTGATATGCTTTGATAGCAGCTACACATCCATTACCACAATGACCATCTATTCCATTTACATTGTAACCTAGCATTGTTAAGCTAGCTTGAAGCATTTTAACGTGATTTCCTTCACTACCTAATTTAACAACCTTATTCTTCATTACCTTTAACAATCTTGATACCCCCTTATTTTCATATAATTCATTTAGCTTGGCTGTTGTTGCAGGACCACAATATCCATCTGGATTTAATCCATTATCTTTTTGGAATTTAAGTAGAGCATTATAACTATACTCTCCCCATATACCATTAGCCCCCCAGCTTCCTAGGTCATATCCTAAGCTTATAAGTTTGGCTTGTACTTCCTTTGCTCTATTTCCTATAAAGTTTTTAGATTGTTCTATAGTTGCAACATAAATAGGTTTGTTGTGATCTACTTCTATAGAAGTATCACCAGTAGATATCCATTGAACAAATTCTTTCCATAGGTTAGGATTTTGAATCATCTTTCTAGGGCATGTCTTATAAGTAGCATCATAATGCCTTTTTACCCTGTCCATTCCCCATCCATATTGTTCTAATAGATACTTATTTAATTCAGCTGCATTCTTTCTAGCTGTATTATAATCAGAATCAGGATTAACACATATTTCTATGCTAATATTATTCCAATTTGTAATTACTCCATAATTCGCATCTCCTACTGACCATGGACCATCACTTAACTCTAAACATTGATAGATTTCTTTCTCATCTACATAAAAATGAACAGAAGCATCTCCTAAATTCCCATTAAATTGAGCTTTAGCATGATTTCTTGCTCCTGCTCCTTCACTATAGTTATCTGTTTCATGATTAACTATATATTTAGGATTATTTTTTCCTTTATAACACTTATGTGACTTCAAAAATTCTTTATTTATTGTAAGCATCTTTTTCCTCCTTATAATAGGTAAAGTAAAAGAGTAGCCTATTTGACTACCCTTGATTCATATACCCTTTTGCTTTTAGATCTGCAATTAAATTATTAAATGCAGTTGCTATTTGCTGTGTAGTTGCAGAATCAGCAGTTAATGCATCTACTTTATTTAATTTATTAATTACGGCATCTGCACCTTTCTGACCTGGATCTCCCTTTTCCCCTTTCTCTCCAGGTGTACCCGGTTCACCTTTTGGCCCTGCTGGACCTTTAAGAGACTGTACATACTTCCATTTAGCTGTACTTGCATTTCCACCTTCTGTACAGATAAATACATTCCCTGTTTCTGTATTCATATATCTATCATTTATTAATGCTGATTCTATTCCTGTTTCATAAGTAGTTGGTTCTGTGCTATTGCCTGTAATTGCTGTTCCATTATACCAAGATACTCCTATGTTATTATTAGTGCATAAATCGTATAATTCTTTTTCTAAAGAACTACAAGGTGCTGGTAATTCTACATTCTTTCTATTTAAATACGCCACGTAACAATCTATTCTATTCATTTTACATTCCTCCTAAAATTTAAAAATAAAAGAGTAGCCTATTTGACTACTCTTGTTTAGTTAATTGTTTTGCAGTTTGATTAATCCCTACACTAACTCCCCAGCATAATATACCTTGTAAAAATGCTGTAGCAGATAATCCGCTTAAGACCATGCTAAAAGCTATAGTAAAGACCATAAGGATAATTGTTATATACTTGTCCTTAACACTTTCTAGCTTTTTAAGAAATACACCTAATACATAAGTAGCAGCAATAAGAATTAATAATTGTTCTGGTATAAAGTTTAATAAGTTTTCCATTTTTACATCTCTCCTCTTAAATCAATTATTTTATCAACTTTCTTATTTAAAGCTGACATTTTTTCATCCATACTTTGAGATAAAATTCTATTACTCTCTGAAAGCTCTTCATTGGTTTTTGTAACTCTATCTAAAGTAAGCTCTATTCTTGGCCATATCTTTTTATAAAGAAACCAAATAAGTACTATACATAAAGCTACTGGAAATACAAATGTATTAAATAAACCTGTTATGTCATTCATTTTGCACCCCACTTTTGAATTTTAATTTTTTGTATAAAAAAGAGACTAGAATTTCTTCTAATCTCTCTTAAATCTTTTATTTAGTTATGTCGTCCTTTCGGTCTACTGTGCAATTATAAAGTTTTCATCCATGCTTCGATTTTATCACAATAATATTTCTTATAACCTTCTTCGTTTGGATGCCAACCATCACTATCTTTTGTATAAGTTGTTTTTAAATCTGTAATAAGATTTAAAGAAGGTATATCATTCATTAAATTTATATATGGTATTCCCCATTTTTCAAGTATAGTTATCATACTGTTAATCCTATTTTTAACTGAACTATCCGTATGCTTCCAAAGTCTATGGACAAATACATAACCATATTTTTTACCTTTGTATTTTTCAACGAGTGTTTTACAGCATTGTTCAAAGGCAGGATAGAATAAAGTTGTGTCAAGTACACTGTCATATCCGTCCGATATTACTCCATCTTTACTTATATCAAATCCATCATTTACAAAGCCATCAAATATATAATAATCCCCATCTTCATCAAGGTTTTCCATGCTTGTACTTATATAATGCCTTGGTTTACCATCACTATAGAATGTGTTACTTTTAATAGTTCCTCCACTTATAGCGTTATTCTGTAAAGTCATATTATTTCTGTCTGCAATAATTTTAGCAAATCCTCCAACATAGCCCGCTCCATACATGATAGAATCACCTTCACAGCAAAGTTTTTTCCCATATAGTGGATTACTAAATATTTTTGCTATTTGACCAATTTGTGTATCATTTAATCCAATGTTATTATTAAACTTCTTTGAAAATGATGGGACTACTCCATTATTAGGATACAAATTTATATCACACATTATAAAATTTGACATTAATATTTTTCCTAAGTTTATTAATATATATCCGTTTTTATTAGCTGTAAATATAGCAAACCCATTGTTAAGAATAATTTTTTCAACACTCGTAATTCCTGTACTTAATTTATCACTCCACGCTACAGAAGTATTACTACCTAACCACTGTGAATCAAATAACCATTTATATATTTTCCCCTTTTTAACCTCGATTGGATGAGAAATATTATACCCTTGTCCATCTGATATAACTCCTGATGCAGTGAAAAATTTATCTTTTTTAATTCTAAGGTCATTACAATTAAACAAATTCATTTCGCTTACAATGCTATTATAAGATTCTTCTAAAATTTCAAATTGTTTTCTCACAGCATTTCCGGGACTATCATATTCGGTTCCATCTGTACCTATTTTAATATCTTCTAATCTTGCATCATTTGTGGTTGAACCATCAGGTAAAGCAATTATGCTGTTTATTCTTCCTCTTTCAACCGCTAATTCTTCTTTTGTAGCTTTGTTTTGTATAGTGGAAACTTTAGCCTGTTCCTCATCGTTATAATCATGTGTGGATAATCCTTTACCTTGTATTTTATCTACTTTATTACTTATTTTAATCTTACTTTCTTCCAAGGACGTCGCAAGTCCACTTAATCTTTCTGTGTATTTTTCTTCTATTGCTCCACTAGTTTCTTTAAAATACTTGTCCCACTCATCAAGTTTGCTTAAGCCTAATGTCAAAGCAGAAAATTCATTTGTACTTTCTATAGCCGCATCATCTCTTAAGGAAGCTATTACATCTATATCAAATTTTGTTGTAGATAATATATCAGTAGCCTCATATATAACTAATTCTAGCTTTAGACATCCTGGCTTAACTAACATTTGTGTAGTGAGCTGTAATTCTGCAAGTCCTCTAGCAGCATTTATTATAGTTAAGTTATTAAATACTTTTGTTCCATCTGGTTTAAGTCCATATACTCTTACAGTTTTATTTTCCAATGAAAAAGGTACTCCATTATCTAACAAATTAAATAATAAGTACCTTGCTGTATCATTTTGTTTAACCTGTATTGGATTATACAGATCTTTATTAATCTCTAAATTAATTTTTCTTAGAAATTTCATAGTATATCACCCCCCTCTAAGCTATTACATTAATAGATATTTTAGCAGTAATCTTCTTGTTTCCTTTGTATGACATTAAATAAGTTTTATTATCTACATTATAAAATTCAATTGCTTGCGAAATTATAGTACCACTTAACCGTATTAATCCTTTTTCATAATCCACCTCTTGATAAATTCTTTGGTTTCCGAATATAGTTAAAGGATATGATGAAAGAATTTCCTTATAATTACAATCTGCTATAAACTTTTTACCTTTAAATTCATTCGGTAAAGTAATATCTAAACTCCAAGTACCAGTATTGCTTACTTCTATATTCCTTAAATCATAGTAATTCAAATGATAATATTCCCTTTCACTATCTCCAAACTTATTATAAAATCCTTTCTCTGGACTTATAACTATTTTACTACCATCAGGTAGTTCACTTTCAAATGTGCCAGTTTCCATCCATATTTTTGTCATTCCATTTTTAGAAGAAAATAATCTTCCTACAATCTTGTCTGCTATTAGTCCTTCTGCTGTTATAGCAGTAGTAAAATCCCAATCCTTTCCGTCTGGGGTTCTTTGTTGACTAATTTGTATTCCAGCACTTCCTCCAATCATACAACCATATGAAGGAGAATTTGGATCTAGGTCTTGCCAGATGAACGCTCTTACATCTTGTAATTGTCCTATTTCCTTTTGTGCTACCAACTTAGCTTTAGTAGCATCTAAAAATCCTTGTATTTCATTTCCTTTTACTGTTCCATTAGAATTTAATATATTATTAATTTTACTTTGTACATCTGCTTGTTCTTTAAAAAAGTTAGAAATAGCATTTCCTAACTCTAAAGATATATATTCTCCTGTCATAATGTCTTTTTCATAATCTATAACTCTTGCTTTAACATCTATATCTAATCCTGGAATATAACACGTTACTGTATCACCTTCATTAACAGTTACTAACTTAATATAATCTTTATATGCTGTGGTATTGGCCAGATTAATCATATCTATTTTATAATTAACACTTGGCTTGTCTATACCTTCCTCATAAAGTTTATTACATCTCTTTACTAACTCTTGCCTTGCTTCCTCTATAGTGTTAAATCCCTCTTCATCTGCTTCAGACTCTTTAACCTTAACGTCATCAAAATTTATAACTCTCATCTTAGGCTTTGTATATTTCTTTATAAGTGGACTATCTATCCATGGAGTACTACCATCAAGCATTATTCCATTATAACCAGTTGGAATTATTCTTGTAGCAACTTCTTCTATATTTATATCTTCTTCTATTTCATTTAAGTTGTAACCTAATTCAACTCTTACTCCATTATCAGAACCAATTTTATCATTAATATAAATATCAAAGTTATCTAAAAGAACCTCTCCACCCCATCTATTTAAAAATGAATTTTCATCATTTCCTAAAATAGCTTCTACTATGTTTTTTCTTACATAATAAGATGTATTAACAATAGAAATATTACTATGACCAGTAAATCCAGTACCTTCTAGAATTATATTTAATGCTTCCTCTCCATTCTTTAGAGTTGGTCTAACATCTAACAAAACATTATCTATTAAATCAAAAAATAAAGGCCTTGCATAAGCTGTTATGCTATACAAAGACTTTACTACATTAAAAATTCTATAAAGTTTTTTCTTTCCACCAGCTTCAACTGATATTACATTTTCATAGTCTATATACTTCCATCTTCCAATATCATCTATTGGATGTTCTAAAGTAACTAAATGTTCACTTGCTTTATAAGTACAACTTATAGGTGTTAATGTAATATTCCCATTCATTTCAAAATTTGTATTAGTTTTAAGATATATTTCAATCACTATAAACACCTCCAATTCGGTATTATATAAATATCGAAATCATTATTCCAACTAAATGTATTCTCTCCTTCTAATAGATACATATCCTGATAATTTCCTTTTAAAGCAACATTATTTATTATGCCATCTCTATAACATAACCCCTTATCAGTATCTATTATTAATTCTTGTCCTACATTTGCTTTAATACTTTTCCCATTAATATTTAAAGTTAATAATCCTTCACCAACTATTCTGTAAATTGGTCTAGATATTAAATCAAAATTATATATTTTGGTACCTAAACTTACTTCCTCTTTACCATTTGTATAATACGTATATGGATCACAAGTAAATGTGACATTAAATTTACCACATCTTCTTAATATCCTTTCAGGAGTTTCAATAGTAACTTTATTTACTTTATAAAATACCTCTAAATCATCACTAAATTTTAATGTATTATCCTTATTTTCTAATAGCCATTTTTTTATTCTTCTAAAATCTTTATCCCATTTATCTGGTGTTTTTGATATAAAATTAAAGGATATTGAAATTTCTATATCTCCATATCCTTTATCTCTATATAACAGTCCATCTCGTTTTGGCGCTTCTACTTCTTCATATCTTTTTTGGGGAGAAGGCTTAGAAGGTCTGCTTTCTACTTTTAAATTCACATCTAAATTGGTTCTGCCATTGAATAATATAAAGTATTTAACCATTCTGTACACCTCCTAAACCTCTTTTATAATTTGTTGTACTTCTAGTAACATTCCTAATTACTTTTGGGGTAGTTTTCGTCGCTATTAACTTACTATCTAAATTAGTATTATTGGTTACATATAAAATTATATCTCCAACTTCTTCACTCTTGCCTTCTAATGATTTAAATTTAGGTTGCTTTATATTTGGTATAGATGCATCTGCCATATCTTGCCCTGCCTTAGCAACCGCATTTTTCATTTCATTAATGCCATTAATAAAGCCTTCACCAGTATATTCTCCAAACTCCATAAATACTCTAGATGGTGAGTGTATTCCTAATAAATTCTTTGCTCCTTCAATAGCTCCATCTACAACACCTTTTACACTATTAACTATACTGCTTGCCATACTCTTTACTCCATTGATAAGACCTTGTATAATATTTGCCCCTATTTCAAATAAATCTATATCTTTAAAAAAGTCCATCACTTTATTCCATATATCAGAAATAGAAGTTTTAACTTCGTGCATTTTATTCGAAATAGATTCTTTAATGTTATTAAACTTTTCTACTACAGAAGTTTTGATTCTATCTACAATGTTAGAAAAGAAATCTTTTATTGATGTCCATATTTCAGAGCACTTTGTCTTTATCTCATCCCAGTTTTTATATAAAGCTACACCTATTGCTATTAAAGCAGTTATAACTCCTATTACTATTAAGACTGGATAAGCTATTGCTCCTATACCAATACTTAAAGTCCCGGCTAACGCCGTAATAGCTGTTATTATTGGAGATAAGGCCATGAATATCCCCATCAATATACCTATAACTGTTACTATTGCCATTATTGTTGCAGCCAATGTTGGATTGTTAGAAATCCATTCAGCAATTTTCCCAACAACTTCAGCTATAACACTTAAAATCGGTTGCAATGCACTTTTTAAATCTGTCATTGCCTTTTCCATCTTTATAGCTGGATCTGAATCCATAGCACTAACTGCTTCGTTTAAGCCTTCTTGATTTTCTTCAAGTGACATAACTTCTTCATTAGCACGAATTATAGTGTTAGTTATTGCATTTCCTTGCTCTTCCCATAGTGTTCCGTAAACCTTAACTCCAATTTGATTTTGAAGGGTACTATCATCTATAGCAGAAATAGCTTTTGCCACTTCAACCATAGCATCTTTACCACTTTTCCCACCTGCTGCAACATCTTGTCCCCATTTTTGGACTTGTTTTGATGATATGCCTATCTTATTAAATAATTTAGCAGTTTCTTCATCTATCCCTTGTCCAAATTCACTTAATACAATTCTACCTTCTTTCAGGCCATCTAACAGATTATCTATATTCCAACTTCCTGTATCTACTCCAGCCTTCATTATAGCTTGTATTTCTTCAGCACTATATCCCGCTCTACTTAGTTGACTTCCGTATTCTGTTATTATATCTAATTGATCTGGTGGAAAACCTACCTTTAGTAAACTATTTATCAAGCCTAATGCTTCATCATTGTCTAATTCTAATGAACTAGCCAGCTCATAACTTTCTTGAATCAGCTCATTAAAATCTATCCCATCATAAGCTTTAGAAATTGCAGCAGCATACTTAGTCATACTTATTTTTTCTTCATCACTATATCCTTTATTAAGAGCCCATTGCTTTCTAACTCCTTCTAATGCTTCCTCTGCATCTATTCCATAAGCTATAACTGCATTTGTTGCCTCTTTAACACTACCAATAGATTCCTCTGGAACATCAAAGGATATATCTATTTTAGTGTTTAAAGATGAAACATCTAAGGACTTCTCTATTAGCTCACCTAATCCTGCTACAGCCCCTGCCCCTGCTGCTAAATTAACTAGCTCATTTCCTAAATCTTTTACGCTATCACTTGCTTCTTCTGAACTTTCTTCAACTTTATTAAAGTCACTTTTTAATTGCTTTACTTCAGCTCCATCAAGTTGAGATATCTTACTTTTTAAGTCCTTTATAGACTTTTCTGTAAATTCAACTTCTCTTCTAAATGCCCTGTATTGTTTCTCTCCAATATCTCCACTTTGAAATTGCCTTTCTACCTCTTCTTCAGCAGATTTTAGCCTATTTAATTTTTCTGTGGTATTTTCTATTTGCTTTGTTAAAATCTCTTGCTTTTGTGCTAATGCTTCAACATTCCCTGGATCAAATTTTAATAGCCTTTCTACGTCTCTTAACTCACCTTGTAAGTCAATGGACTTAGATGTAACATCCTTCATAGCTTTCTCTAATCCAGTTACTTCACCATCAAGCTCAATAGTTATACCTTTTATTCTGCTCTTTCCTGCCACCTTCTCACCTCCTAGAAGGAATCAAAATCAGCTTGTGTTGCTTTTCTACACTTCTTCTTATCTGGAGAATTATTACTAACTACCTCTTCCATGTAATCAATACACATCCCTATAGTCATATCTTCCATATCACTTTTATCTAAATCTACTTTTTTACATAAAAAAAGGAATAGTTCAGTTGACATAACCTCACTATTTCCTTCTTCATTTTCTATTTTTTTTTAGTTTGCATACTTGATAAAATCAAATCTTGTAATTCAGGAATTATATCAAACAAAGGAAATTCTTCAAATTCATCAAGCCATGTAATAGGATCTGGAATTTTCTTATTTGCCGTTTTAGCAAGAACCCAAATTATGTTATAAAACACTTCAAAGTCAAGCTTATCTATCTTTTTCAAATCTATCTTTTTAGGATTAAAACCATCTAAACTACTTAATTTCATTATATCCACAAAGAAATCTTTACCGAATTGAGCTTTATATCTTAGTGGCGTTGCTGCAGTTGATTTAAAACTTACTTTCTTATTATCAATTTCAATAGTTTTTTCCACACATAACTCCTCCTATGCTTTAGTTGTAAAATTAATAATTTTATTAGCCTGCAATGCACTTCCATCTATAGCTCTAATTGTTTTAAGTGCTGTTGCTATATAAACTGTACTATTAGATAAATTTGAACTAGGTGTAAATGTAACTGTCTTTTTATTTTCTTCTAATTTGAAACTCCCCGGAACTTCTTCACCTGAAGATTTCATAATAACAAAGTTTGAAGCTTCTGCATTAGTTTGCTCTAATTCTTTATTAAAAGTCCAAATAATCTTAGAGTTCACCTCAACATTAGAAGCTTCATCTGCTGGAGAAACTGTTACTGTTAATGGAGTATCTGCTTTCTCATATACTTTTTTATACCAATTATCATATATTGATTTTGGTGTTGATGTTGATGTCCTAGATTTAACACGTAAATCTGTAGCTCTTGGACTAGATACAAATGCTAACTCATTTGTATTAGGCTCTTTTGCATTTGTTTGAGTTGAAGATGATATTGTTGGTCTATTAGCACTACAACAATACAGTACATGTCTAATAGCTTTAACATCACCATCAAACTCAAACATTAAAGCGAACTTTTTCCCCACGCTATTTGACTTTTCTGTTACAACTTTATCTTCTTCATCTAGTACTTCTCCCAAACACTCTACTGCAAACTTTTCAGGAATATTTGCAATAGTTAATGTACCATCATACCCCTGATTATTTCCCGCAGAATAGTACAAAATATCATCAGCATAAAATTCGCTCATATCACCTCTAGGCTCTAAACTTATTTCAACAGATCCTGGTATCGGTGTAGGAGTTCCATATTTTATCCCATCTTCACTTTCTGTAATAACAGAATAATGGGTGTTCTTAAGACCAAATGTAACTTTGTTATCCATTATATCAACCTCACTTCATATATTTTTTGAAATAATTTTTCTGATTCTATCCATTCTTCGGTAGCTTCATAAGCTATATCATTTTTATCTAATATATCTTCTAACTTCTTTTCAGCTTCCAAGTCTTTTTTTACTGTGTATAACTCTATTTGTACATTATCTACCCTCTTATAAACCTTATTATCTGCCATAAAATTCGAGCTATATGGACAAAGATAAGTTATATATGGTGGAGAAGGTAATGGATTCTTTGGATTTGAAGTAAAGTGTGAGTAAGCAACCGGATATCCTGTTCCTTTTAAAACTTCATTTAAATCTTGTAATGTCATCTTTTTATCACCTTCTCTACACCTTCTGTAAAATCTTTTATTACCTGCTCTTCAACTGGCCTTATATGTGGTTTAGCAGCTACTCTTCCACCATTAACCTTTGCATGTCCATACTCTAATAAATGAGTTAATTGATAATCAGTTTTGTTATGAACTATCTTTTTACCATTTATATCTGATACTCTCCAACCTTTTTTATATCTCTTTGTATTCCCCTCAGGACTTGTTTCTTTTAATCTTTTAACTGCTTTTTTTGATACAATTTCTTTTTCCTTTTCAATTCCTTTAACAATTTCATCTTTGTATTCTGCTAAAGCTTTAACAACTTCCTCCGATAATCCTTTTACATTAGTTTTAGGCATTTCCTAACACCTTCTCACATGTTAATTCAATATTTTCTGTGTCAACGATGTATGTTCGTATTATTTTATACTCATTATCTTCAAATTTAACTTTTTCTTGATCATTATAATCGACTATTCTTACTTTAAATACTAGGGATGGCTTAAGTCCTGTAGTTGCTGCGTTGTAAAATTCACTTCTAGAAATTGATTTAACATTGCAAAATACTTCTTCTTCAATAGGTATTGGAATCTGATTTCCTATCTCATCAAACTCATATTCCTCTGATATTAGTGTCACTTCACTTTGCCACATTATAATCACCACACAAACTTAAAGATTGCTTAAGCAAATCATATGATTTTTGATATTTCTCACTATCCTTATTATCAAATCCAAAATTAGCTTTACAGTAAACTATAATTGCCCTTTGAATAATTGGATCATCATCATTTATATTTCTAACCCCACCAATAGATAAATCTATTTTACAAGCTTTAATTAAATCAGCTATTTCACCATCTAATTTATTAGATTTAATTCTAAGTACCAGCTTAACTTTTTCTAGCATTTTATCACCTCAAGAAAAGAAGAATGCAATTATACATTCTTCTTAGTGATTGTTACTAACGAACCTTTATCTACTACCTTACCATCTGCTAACATAATTGCTTTTGTAACCATATCATCTGTATCATTATCCTCGTATCTCTTAATAGTCATATTAAGATTAGTGTTTAGAACATAATCAGCCATGTTAAATAAAGCAGCTACAATAGTATCCTCACCTGGAGCATCTACATAATTACTCATATAATCATTGCAAATAACTGGTCTTCCTAAAAGCATTCTTTCTTGCTTTCCTGATATTCCATAATTCACTCTTCCGATTGGTTGCCCAACACTATCTTTTAATGAAGCATAAGCCATAAATGTCTTTTTAGTCATTAACCATACTGCCCCAGTTTCATAAGCTAAAGGTAAAGCTGCTTCTGCATTTTCTAAATTTTCTAATGCAGGCTTATCAGCTTTAGCAATATCAATATTTTGCCCTTCAGAAACTGTTTCTTTTAATATACCTTTTGGTTGATTTATTCCTGTCCCGCTTATAATAGCTTGCTCTAAAGCCTTTGTCATTGCCTCAACAACATTGTTTATAAACGCAACTTCAAATACTGGTAAAGCCATTGTTTCTACTTCTAAGCTGTTAGAAATAGCACATCTTAACTTATATGCTCCAAAAGTAATAGATCCAATAGTTTTCTTTTGCTTATCACTTCCTGAACCTTCTGCTACCCAAGTTGCAACTGGTTTAACTGTAGATGTAGGAATAGCAACTCCGCCCTTATATGATGTTCTAGTTACTAAAGGAAGTATCATTCCTGTACTTTCCATCTTTTCGATTATCTTTGATAATACTGTTTCTGGAATTAATTTCCCCACATCTGTAGTTTTAGTATTTTCATTTGAATTTGTGAATTTACTATCTATTGGAGTACCATTTACAACGTAATTCATAAATGCTTTTCTGTACTCAATAGTATTTGTTAGATCTTCATTTTCCACATTGCCTAAGATTCCTAAAGAACCATTCGCATTTACTGGAGAACCTCCTGCAACTGCAACCTTTGAATTGTCTCTCAATGCTGCCAAGTTTGCCATTTGAGTAGCTTCTTCTTCAAACTTATTATCTAATTCTGTTATCTCTTGCATTTTAGCTTTTCCTTCTTCTAATTTCCCTTCATTAATTAAACTTTCTGCTTCTGTGTAAAGTCCATTTCTTAATTCTAAATATTTTTCTTTATTCATATTTAACACTTCCTTTTAATTTTATTAACTCTAGTTGAGCTTTTATTTTTTCTTGTATAAAAAAATCACCCTTATTCTTTTGAATAGGATGATTAGTTCCTGGATTATAATTCTTAAACTTTTCTAATACTTTATTATCTAATTTCCCTATACTATTACAAAAAGTAATAGCATTATTTTTTAATGAATTAAGTAAATTTTTATCTACTTTTTCATCAGAATACATTATTTCATCTATTAACCCTAATTCTAAAGCTTCATCAGCAGTTAACCATGTTTCTTTATCCATAAGATTATATGCTTCTTCTTCTGTCATTCCTGTTTTCAAAATATAGGCATTAGCAACCGTCTTATTAGCTTTCTTTAAAACTTCTACGCTATGCTCCATATCTCTATAATCCCCTCTTGTTGAAGTAGATACATTATGAATCATTATTTCAGCTAAAGGTGACATTTTACATTTACCAGCCATAGCAATAACACTTGCTATACTTGCACATAATCCATGTATTTCTATTATTACCTCTCCACTATAATTTTTTAATTCATTATAGATTTCACATCCTGCAAATACATCACCACCACCACTATTTATTTTTATAGTTACTGGCTGACCATTAGCATTTCTTAATGCTCTTGTTATTTGCTTTGGCGATGTAGCTTGAATGCCATACCAATCATATAGCCACTCATTACCACTAGGTACTACTTCTCCTTTTACATCAATATATACCATCATTCTTCACCCCCTTTCCCAATAGCGATAGTATCTAATCTTCTTAAAGGTTTATCTCCATCTTCAACTGGTGGAAGATTTAACACCTCTCTCCATTCATTAGGAGTTAACGCACCTCTATCTACCATAGCTTGTAAGCCTAACTTAGTAGACATACTAGCATATTGAAGGTTATTAGCTGAATAAATTATTTTGTTTCCAAAACCTCTTTCTCTCCTAGTAAATATTTTTCTAGTATCTTCATTACTCCATTGCATAGCAATTGGTTCAATTTCACTCTCGTAATAAGCATTCCATTCATCTTCATTGTATTTACTTTGTACAATTTTTTCATTAGTATTAAAGAATGAATATATTCTTTGAGTTGTTCTATCAATAACGGCTGCATTAGGAACATAATCCTTAGGCTCTATTTGTTTAGCATCTGCTTTTGCATCTACTCCAGCAGCACCTCCACTATTATTAATATCCAGAAAGCTTTTAGTGAACTCTTCTGTATTACTTCTAATATCCTCAGGTCGCATACCAGTATTAAATTTTAGTAACCACTTAACTACACCACTATTTTTAATAGCTTTTACAATACCCTGGTCTGTTGTAGACACTACTTCCATTAATGGTAATAACGCTTCTCTTGGACTATCACCAAACAAATCATTTTCATTAATATCTTGTCTTAAATGAATAATATCACTATACGGATATGTCACTACTCTTCCGTTTCTATTCGTAAACTTTAAAAACAACTCACCTTGCTTATTGTAAATCGCTTCTACCCCCACGCATGGAATATTATACATTTCTACCGGGTAGCCATTCTCATCTTTAACAAGTAATGCAAAAGCATTATTGTTTAGAGCCAGTTGGGTAGCCATTTTTTCTCTGAATACTTGCCCACTCATATATGGATTAGGTTCTTCATATAAAAATCTTATATAAGGTTCTGGATTAACTTTAAATGTATCATTTGTTTTATCATCTCTAATATGTTGTGGTACAAGTTTACCAATAGCTTTTACTTTTGGTCTAATACAAGCTCTTATTACATCACTTTTGTATATAGAACCATTCCACGCATAAAATCCATTTCCTCTATCCTCTACCATTTCAAACCTAGTTTTAGAAGGACTTCTATTAAATAATCTATCTATTATTTTCATATATCCCTTTCTCCTTAAATCATACTTTCGTATTCACTTTCTTTATCCTTTAATACTACATATCCTATTATTTTCGATACACCACCATCAATTCTTTTTCGTGGATCTAATCCTTTAATAGGCTGAATATTACCATTAGTGTCAACTTTAATTTCCATATTGCTAAGACACCATTTATCTATAGGATTATTATTATAAATAATCTTTTTAGAAATTAAATCTGCTTTCATTTCCTTCATAGGAGCAGATAAAGTATAAACACCTTGTCTAACTTTAATCATAGATTCTGGACCAAACTCATTTTTGTAAGCTGCTAACAAACTATCATCCACATGCCATGGATCATATCCAATCCATGGTATATAAATATCATATTTATCTCTAATTTCTTTAAACCACTCCAACATATCATATTTATTAACCTTGTTTCCTGGACAAACTCTTAATAATCCTTGTTTTTCCCAAAGCCTATATGGTGCATCATCATCCTGTTTATTATCCTCAAACTGATTTATTTTTTCTTCTGGAATAAAATACATTGATATACAATAAATATTGTCATCACCTGCTCTTTTACAAAATACATTACTTGATGCTAAATCAGTTGTTTCTGCCAAGTCAAAACATCCTATTCCATATCTAAAATTCATTTCAGATAAATCGAATACTTTTTCATTATTTAACTCATTCCAACGTAACCATGCACTAGCAGAATTTTCTTTCATATTAAAATCTTTTACCATTACTGTAGCTTTAAATGCATCATCTGATTTTGCTTTATTAACACAATCCCTTAAAAACTCTATCTTTTTAATACTTCCAAGCCCTGGATTAGCCTTTATCCAGCACTCTTCTTTGTCCCATTCTTCCCTGTCATCAAGTTCATAAATAAAAGCCAAAAACCTATCGTCTTTGGTTTTACCATCTAATACCTTACAAGCATATTCATATTGACTATCAAAAATAGAATTTCTAACAAATCCATTTGTAGTAATACAATTTAATAAAGGTTGTCTCCTACTACTCATTGATTGTTTCATAAGGTCATATATATCTCTATTTTTTATTGCTGCTAATTCATCTATTGTAACCATGTGGCTATTTAAACCATCAAGTCCATTAGAATTACTAGCTAAAGCTTGTAATGTTCCATAATTCCCATGAAAATAAATATCTGATTTTCTCTTTTTTAGATGCTTACTAAGTTCTTTCGATTGTTGAGCCATTTTATAGCACTCGTTAAACCCTTTTTTAGCTTGGTCTAATTTAGTTGCTATATTATAAACTTCTGGTGAACCCTCACCATCTCCAACCAGCATATATAATTCATCTGCTGCTAACTCTGTTGTCTTACCATTTTTTCTGCCTCTTATATCAAGAACCTCTTGATATTGTCTTAATCTAGTTTCTTTGTGAACAAATCCAAAAACTGCTTGGTGTTTTGCCTTCTGGAATAGTTCAAGTTTTAAACGAGCTCCTAAATCTCCTTGAGATTGTTTAATAAAAGTTTCAATAAATTCAATTGGCCTATTGGCTAACTCTTCATCAAATACCCAAGGATCATACTTATCTGGATTTCTTATTTTATCTACCAATAAAGAATACACTTGCTTAATTCTATTGCAGGCATTAATTTCTCCAGACATAATTTTTTCATAATACTCTTCTATGTATGTCATTTTTTCAAACGCCCCTTTTTCATAAATTCCATAAGAGCATCAGCTTCTTCCTTTTTTATTTCAATTGGTAATAAATCAATTAATTGCTTCATAACCACTGAATACTTTTGCATAAAGTTAGTATAAACTTTAACCTCTGGTCTTTCTCTATAAAAAGATTGCTCCCCTTGTTCGAATAATTCTGTAAAGCCATTTTTAATTAAATCATTACGTAACTCTTCAAGAGATAACTTCATAAAAGCAGCTTCATTTATTAATCCTTCAAGAACTTTAGATTTATCTTTCTCAAAATCCTTATATAACTTCTTAATTCTATTTACTTCCTGCTTAATCTTTTTTTCTTTTTCTAATTGTTCGGATATATTCAAAAAATATCCCCCCTTCTATTTCAAAATTTCATTCGGAGGAAGATTTAGG